CAACAAAATGCTTTTATTTTTTCTATATCATTTGACTTCATCACTTCTCTGCATTTTAATTCTGTAGAAAGTTCAACTTCAGCTGAAGGTGATTCAAAGATTATTTGAAAAAAAGAATCTTTCATGTCATTGAAGATTTGTATTAGATCCTGGGAACATTCTGGATTCAATAAAAGCTACCGCTTGATCGTCTATTGTATTATCCGTTTGTTTAGCTATAGCCTTTAACAAATCCAGTATTAATCTTTTCATTGCCTTAGATTTGATAAAGATTAAAAGAATAGGTTTTAGAATTTTTATCATCGTTTTTATGTGTTACTTCCCAAACATAGCTAACTTGCTAGTATTAGACAAGAATCTTTACTTTTATGGCTGAAGAGAAAGAAGAAAAAGAAGGCATCGAATGGGGTGAACTC